GTTCTGGAAGTGTCACAAATCAAGCTATACAGGTTTTACAAGGTCCGTATATAACTAATACTTATGGAAATGGCATATCGTGTCAAGGTCCTACTATGAACGTTACACCGTTCTTAACGGGTAATATTGCCATCAAACGTCCTTATGAAGATTATTGGCAAGATCCTGTATATAATAATGTAGACGCAAATAATGATGATGTACCAGACAATCCAGGCCAAATTTTGTATTATAAACCAGTCAAAACAAATCAAAAAGATAGCACCACAGTGTCACTCGGTGTCTCTGCTACTTGGTCAAAACCATTAGATAAAGAATTACAAAAGCAGTGTAAAGATGCAGCTGCCGCTAATATTGCATTAATGAATCAAACAGTTGCAAACAAAAGATTAGACTTTGAGATTGCAAGATTGAAAAACTGTGGAGAACTTATGAGAGCTGGTATTATGTTTCATAAAAATTCACCATATTACTCAGTATGTGCTGACGTAGTATTAGTCAATCCACCAGGTGTTGTTGCAGAACATACTCATACTCTTGAACATAAACCACTACCAACTACATTACCAACTGGTGATGCAAGTTCTTTAAAAGAAATATCTATTGGTAATCCTTAATTCTTCTTCTTAATCGGAGGGAGACCTTTCTTTTCACGATACTCATTAGTTTTTATCTCTGCACGAGTAGGTGGAGAAACTTTCTTACCTAATTTTTTCTTTACAAAGTCTGTTGTTTTCTTGATTATGGGTTTTATTACTCTTAATAATAATGGTGTTGCAGCGGCAGATGCTGTTGCAACGACTGCGATTGCTGCTGTCGTGCTGACTTGATTTGTAGATGGTAGATATTTTTCAACAGCAGTGGTCGCCTCATACAACACAACACACTGACCATTCTGTATTTCGTGTCCTACAACCCTCTCATCACCTTTCTGTGTTAAGTCACCGACTCTTGGTTGATTAGGTGCAGGGCATTCAATCTCTTTTTCTTTACCACCAACATTACTTGTATCGGGTGGTTGAGGTGGTTCAACTTCTGGTGGTGGTGAAACAGGTGGTGGTGGAGTTTCTCTTTGAATTATAAGTTGTTCTGGTTCATAATCCATCGCATCATATGTTGGATACTCACCATTTGGACATAAAGTTGTTGAACCTTTTGGGTCTTGATTTACTAAGTCCTTGTCAAAAGTTCTACCAGTTACATGATCCTTATTATCCTTGTGCATCGTAACACAACCAGGCATATCCACGATTGGAAAACCAAGTTGTAATGTCACAGGTGGATCATTATTTGGCACAAAGGGTACACCATTCAACCAAACATCGTTAGTTCCGAAATTTGGAATTGCAACATTTGGAATATTAATTTGTTTTATTTCCGACATTTACTTTACCTGTCACTGATGGCATAGTGAGTTGGATTGATTGATAAACCTGTTTCTCTATGACACTTTTGATATACTCTCGATTTTCTTTAACTCTTGCATCACGAGTTAAATGTGTATATGATGCTAGACTAATAAAAAATATATTAGTTACTACAGATACACCAATACCAATTTTAACAAAAAGTTTCATTACTTATCTTTCCAACCACCTGCTTTTAACCAATTATTATAGTGTGGATTATTCCAACTATCACTAATCTCATAAGAAGGAATTACAACCTCTTGAATATATCTTCTATTTTCTTCTACAAGTTTTACCTTGTGATCTATTTGAGCACCCCACCATATAGCACCACCTAATTGCACTGCTAGGAATGTAAGAACTGGGATTGGAATGTTTTTCATTTTTCTGCTGCGTATAATGCGAATGTAGAAGTAGTTATAACAGTCATCATATTCGCAATATGTTGTTTATCTGCCTCTGCACATTTATTCGACTTAGCAACAAAGCAACCTACTATGGTTGCTCCTACTATTGCTAATTGAAAAAATATAACAAATCTTATCAGATTGATGACTTGTGTTTTTCTACTCTTATCCTTCAATTAATGTACCAAATGATCTACGTATCTCACGTAGTTCTTCAAAGTCTTTTTGTTTTGTGCCACCATCATATGCCCATGCATATCCTTCATTAATCATTAGTTCGTTGAGCGATAGTTCCGCATCACCAATATATAACCAACCAAGCAGCCTACCATACTTACCAACCCCACCTTTAAGTTCAGTGCGTATAGTGAGTTCATCATCTCCATCAATTGCTCCCTCCAATTTTTCTTTCAACCAGTTAGTGGCATCTATTCCCAGTGCCTTCTCTTCCAAGTTTTTTGTTCTCTTCTCTGGTGTATCAACTCCTGCAACTCTAACTCTTTCTTTCTTGTATAGATCAAACCCAAGATCAATAGTAACATCGATAGTATCCCCGTCAAGAACACGATTAATCTCCGTCACTCGGAAGTTGTAGCAGCTCTTTCTGCTCGGTGGAACCATCGCTCCCATTTTTAAACTCCATAAGTGCACTATTTATAGCGTCAGTAGGGTCAGTCATTTTTTTCTCTCTTTCTCCTGCTTTAATATATTCAATTGCTCTATAAACATTATCCCAGTGACTTTCCTCTATCTCTAATTCAAATGCGTGAGCAGGAGGATCAGTAACTGGTGCTGTACAACCAACCAATATAAGTGGTATTGCCAAATATTTAATCATTTGGAAAAAAATGATCGTATCTCATTATGTAGTATATCACAACTGCAACTGAGATGACAAGTATCAGTATCATCCAAACAATACTCCATACAATCATTAGATCATCGACATGGCATGACGTAATTCATGTGCGTGTTTAAGTTCGTCTTCTGCGATCTCTGCTATTTTTTTATCCTCTGGATGCCACGCACTATATTTTACATAAGTTTCGTAGGCATGTTTTTCTATCTTCATGTTAATATCATAAGCGTTAACAGGATTGATAAGATAGTAAGCAACCATGATCCAATAATAAAGAAGAACAAGATGCTTGGCAAAGAACCTGTCGATCCAATACTTATTTCCTTCCCTAATTTCCATTTCTTCAAGATGTTCTGTTTCATTAAGCGCCTGATAGAAGTGTTCTTTCATTAAGTATATGTGATCCTCACCACGTAATCCTAAACTCTCACGAAAATGTAACACACTGATAAATGAAAAGTATGGTGCTCTTGCAATTACTTCAAGAACCCAGAATCTTTGAAAGTCTCTACCTCTGTAAAGAAAATCTAAGATATAGATTGTGGTGTCTAACACCCATGTGTTGAATTGTTTCATTCTACGTGAATAACTCCTTTCATTCCTGCTCCTGCGTGTGGTCCACAGTAAAAATTATAATCACCGACTTCTACAAATTCAATATCAAACTCTTCACCTGGCATCATAGCAAGAGTATCATGAGATAATTCATCATGACCATCAATAATAACATTATGTGGTGGAAGCATGTTATTTACAAAGTGAACTGAATCACCTGCACTAATAGTAATTTCTGAAGGTTCAAATACAAGATTACCATCGTAACCCATTTGAACATCAACTGCCCAAGCTGGCAAAGCAAGGAATAATATTGTTAAAAATGTAAATAAAAATTTCATAAGTTTATGTTTCTATAAGTATATATACTCAAAGGATTGCTTTCATGATATAATCTGTGCTTAGAATTGGGTCATCTCCTAGAAGGTTCAATTGTAGTTCATCTGCATCTACATACACATCATCCTTATCTTTTCGGCAGTGATGCCAATAGTATGTACCATCCTCTCTTTTATAAAAGTAACTAGTATTGTGAGAGTCTAAAGTAAATAGAGCAACAACGTGTGGATATTCAATCTTACGATTTCGATCTGGTCTACAAGACTTACCCATATCAGCATACATAGGTCTTGCACCACTACCATGAGGAGTAGGTAAGTTTCTACCGTGGTCTCCAAACAAATCGTATCCTTTAGTCACGTTGTCTCCAATCATCAGGTCGGTCATTCTTAAACCAATCTGCTATATCATCCGCACCATTAAAACCCTTCTTAAAGTTTTTTGGATTTGAATCTCCGATATCTAAGTACTTAAGACAAGATCCATCCACATCTGTTGCTAATCTTCTTGCTTTACTCAACATACCTCTTGCAGAAGTATTGACTTTTGATAATTTTTCTGCCCATATCATATCTTCTAAAGTAACTTCTGTACCTGCTGCAATATCTTTACAGATTGATTGAAGTCTTAAACGGTATTGTGTTGATAGCATAAAAATGTTGTAATTACTTGTATTTAATCACAAATTTTTTAGGACTTCAAGTAATGTCATGTTACCATGATAATATCCAATTATATCAATCATAAGTATGCTTAATATCATAATACCAAGTGCAATCAACTGAGGATGAGTTTCTCTCTTTTCTGTATGAGAAGGTAGAATTTCTTTGAATCTATTCATCCTCCCTTCTAATTGATTCCAAAGAAAAAGGATGTTCGTGTAGATACGGAACATCCTCTCTTGCGTTTCTTACGGCTTCAAATGCGTCATTCGCATATTCACCTATTTCGTGATAATTATTTTGTTGGTCATGCCAACTAAGTGTGTAATGGGACATGATAGTTTCAACTCCAGTACAATAATATTTATTATAACACTTGAGTATAATAACGCAATATTATGTCGGTTTACACACTAACAATCTTTGTTTAAATCCTCTGCCATTTGACCACCGATCTCAGCACCTTGATTACCTGAGAACATAGTCACCCAACCAGCAGCCACCCAACCAATAATGGGAATATTGGCAACACTAGGAGCAACACTAGCACCAACACTGGAACCCACGAGTCTTCCTGTGTTTTCAGCTCCTCCGATTGCTTTAATGCAAGCTTCGGATTTTCCGTTTGCGATTGTTGTTGATGTACTATTCGGTCTTGTATGAATTGAACCGTCCATCGTGTATTGTTCGATGGTTTTAACTTTGTTATTAGCCAATCCAAGAAAGCCACCCTTCGTGTTACTATCCCTTTCCACACGCATTACAAGAGGATCGTTTGCACGATATTTAATTTTATATCCCTCTTTCCCCACTTCTGCTTCGTACGCTGTATATGGTCCTACTGGCACGTTGATACTTGGTAATTTACTCTCACGATTCATAAGAGCACCGATCATACCAATATGAGAGAGACCAAGAATCCCTCCGAGTCCAAGTGCAAATAACCTAGACCACTTCACCTCTTTCTTTTCCATTATCCCTTCTTAGTTGGAGCTGGAGAAGATGCAATCACCATAGGTGCTTGTTCAAGACGAATAGTTTGTGCAGGTGCAGTGTTTGCTGCTTTTTCAAGTAGTTTCTCCATGTCTGCTTTTGTTACTGAACCTGGTGATGATGCAGCTGCACCCTTCTTATCTTTTGCAGTTTGAATTCCAAAACTAGCTAGGACTCCTGTAAAGACACTCGCTATGAAAGTTGGATCAATATTTTTCTGAGGAAAGTTAGGAATCGCAACATAGTTTAATGTCAATATTCCACCACTCCAGATTAAGATACCCAAGCGCACAAAAGTGGAGAAGATTTCCATCTGCTCCTCTTTGTCCTCTGCTAGTTCTTTTAACTTACCGAGTGGTCCTACCTTTTTAGGTTCTTCCTTTTTTACTTCTTCAGCCATAAAAATTAAGACGACTATTTATATATAGACATCTTAACTTTATATTAACTGTTTTCGATTAAAAACCAAGTGGAAGAACAGGTGCTGTAGGTTCTGCTTCTGGTGATGCCATAGGATTATCCATCTCTGGAATAATTGACTCACCGAGTCCACCAAGTGCTCCACCACCAAGTGCTCCACCAATTCCACCTGGTAATACTGATTCCATTACCTTACTTTTGATGTTATCGATAATCGCATCCTTGCGTATGAATACGTAACCACCAAGACCAACAACGGTGAGAGATACAACACCACTTGCAATAGCGATTCCATTTACAATTTTCTGTAACATGATTTTAATTAACTAAAATTATATATCATACTCGCTCCCATCACCAATATATGCAAGAGAAATTATTTCTTCATCAGAATTTTTGTTATAAGATACAATCCACTCTTCAAATTCTTGACGAAGTGCATTTCCATTCATAACATTTTCAATTTCACCATAACTACAAAGTTCACAAATACGAGTAAGTGACCAATCATGAGTGTCATTTACTGTCTGTTTCAAAGTTGCCATAATCTTTACGCATATATCTGCCGAGTATATTGCTATTATAATACTTTGGTGTCCCGTCGTCAAGTGCTTCTGTCAGGACATTATGAAGAAACAATTGTCTTGTCTCTTCGTAGTTTACTTGTCCGAGGGTTGTGTGGAGGGAGAGGATTTCTCTTCTGAAAGAATCTCTGCCATCTCTTCTAATATCCTGCTTAAGATCCTCAGAGCTTCCGTAGTACTTCTTCCAGTCTGATTCACTTGTAACTCTTCTCTTCGCTCCTCTCGGTTTTCTCTTTTGCACGAAGTACTTTCTTCCGATATAGGACCTCTGAGTGGTGGTATTGGTGATGCGATAGACGAACCCATAATAGTCCCCGATATCATCAGAGGTAAAAGGAGCACCTTTGTAAATCCAAGGGTTTTCATAATCAATTTCTTTAGTCATTTAATTATAACATCACAATTCTATGTAGTCAATAAAAAAGAGGGTATAAACCCTCTTGTCTTATAACTTGAATCCTGAGAACGTATCTTTCTTTACGTCTTGTTTTATACCTCCAACGATATAAGATTCTACCTCTGTCTCCTGTGGTGCGACCTGTAAACCCTTAGAACTAATCCAGTGTTCTGTCCAAGGTAATGGATTATTCTTTGCAGGTACATCATAGATTGGTTTAAATCCAATCGCACGTATTCTACGATTTGCTACCCATTCAACATACTGTTGTAATAGTTTATCATTTAACCCAATCATACTGCCATCTTTGAAAAGATACTCTGCCCATCTTTTTTCTTCATCAACAGTATTTCTAAATGCTTGAATCAACCACTGCTCTTCTTCTTTTACGATGTCAACCATCTCTGGGTCATCACCCTTTCTCCAATTGTTTAGAATATTTTGAGTGATTGCAAGGTGTTGGTTCTCATCTCTTGCAATAAGTGAGATGATTTTTGCTGACCCTTCCATAAGTTTGAGTTCACCAAAAGCAAACGAACAAGCAAAAGAAACATAAAAACGGATACCTTCCAAGATATTGACATTAGCAACTGCACGATAAAGTTTTCTTTTTAATTCTTTTCTTTCAAATTCAGAATTGTAACTACCCTTCCAATCTTCTCTCCACCAATTACTTTGATCATATTGGTGTGCTGAATTTACAAAATTATCATAAGCACCAGTTACATTTGATGCACGTTCTAAAATTCTATCATCATCGAGAATAGTATCAAATACCTCGCTTGGGTTTGAATATACATTCTTCATGATGTATGTGTATGAACGACTATGAATCATCTCCATCATCTGCCATACATTCATACATGCTTCTAACTCAGGTAAAGAGCAATATGGTGCAAATGCCATGCCAGGTGCACGACCCTGCACAGAATCAAGCATCACTTGATACTTCAAGTTTGATGTAAATATATGTTTTTGTTCTGGTCTGAGTGATTGATAATCACCACGATCTTTCTGTAGAGACACCTCTTCTGGTCTCCAGAAATATCCTAGTTGTGATTTAGTTAAATTCTCAAATGCAGGATACTTATAAGAGTCGTATCTCTGAACACCTAAAGGTGCACCAAAAAACATGGGTTGTTTTTTAGTGTCAACTTTCTCTGTATTGAATACAGTCATGGAATCAACCACTTTGTATCTCCTTGTAGAATTTGTTTTAAATTGCACAGCTTTCACAAGCCTCCTCCTGATCTGTCGAGCACAAAATGTCCTCAACTAAGTTGTCTAATTGGGTATTTGGTGTTTCAATATCACTCTCAACCTCATCTGTCTTAACATCGTAGGTGTTCTGATAGTAAGATGTTTTCCAACCGTACTTATATGTAGTTAAAAGATCTTGTGCCATCACACTTGTTGGAACTTCCGAACCTTCAAAGTGCTGTGGATTATAAGACCAGTTTCCAGAGATTGCTTGGTCAAAGAATTTTTGCATAACTGCAACAATCTTAATGTATCCACTATTGTCCTTCATATCCCAGAGAAGAGAATAAGCATTTTTTAGAGTCCCATACTGCGGAACAATCTGCTTAAGAGGTCCTTTCTTTGATTTTTTAATGGACAAGTATCCTCTAGGAGGTTCGATTCCGTTTGTGGCATTTGACACAACGGAACTGCTCTCCGATGGCATCTGTGCGGACAATGTTGAGTTCCTGACTCCGTGTTCCAAGACAAGTGCTCTAAGAGATTCCCAATCATGCTTTAATTTGTTAGGAACGATCTCATCAATATCTTTTTTATAAGTATCAATTGGCAATATACCGTGAGAATATTTAGTATTTTTAGAATATTCACAAGCACCCTTCTCTTTTGCCAAGTTCACGGTGGACTTTATGAGGTAATATTGAAAAGATTCTGTTAAGTCATGTACCAATTGCCATGCTTTTGGATCATCATATTTTACACCTTGCTTGGCAAGATAGTGTGCGAGTCCAATATATCCGATACCAAGTGAACGTCTTGCTCGTGTAGCGATCTCTGCTGCTTTGACGGGGTATCCTTGAAAATCGATGAGTTCATCAAGACTCCTAACACTAAGATCGCAAAGACTTTCAAGATCTGAAAGATCCCTAATTTTGCCAATATTAATAGCACTAAGGATACAGAGAGCAATTTCTCCAGTTTCATCGTCAATATGTTGTATAGGTTTAGTTGGTAATGTAATTTCTTGACACAAGTT